ACTTTGGCAGAGTTTAACAAACTCTAATAACTCTCTTTTCAATTTATCCAAACCGACACACAAACATCTTTGCCCCCTCAAAATGGTACATACTGATATAATGCATCGTTACAATCTCACTATAAAAGAAACAGTATTCTCATATATTCACTTCCAGTTCAATTTCTTGTATAATCCGCAAATCGAAATAGTGTCGTCTGCAGAAACGAAACAATATTTTAACATTTTTATTCTCAAAAACGAAATGGTCTAAAGACGGTGCGCGCACGTACAATATTAATCCCCCTATCATGTTCGTAAAGTTACACAAATGATAGGGTATTTAAATAGCTTTTAAATACCATATTATTACCCTTTAAATGTTGTATAATACATCATATCTATATAACTGGCATGGTGATTCAAAAGGGCTTCAATTTCTATTTTATTGCAACGTCTGAAGGGATTAGGCAAACCTCCATTATGGGCTAACCATTCACATAGTTCTACAACAGAAGACCTGTTAGAAGTAAAGAACACAAAAGGGTGCTTTAGTAGCACAAGTACCACGTCCAAATAGTCGCCCAAACGCCAATTCATATTATAACTGTCTACCTCCGTATTCAAGTAAGGTGGGTCTACAAGAAACACAACGTTAGGTATTTCTTTATAACGGTCGAATAGACTTTTGTAGTCCTCCGATACGATGGTTAAGCCGGATAAATAATCCTCACATAAGGAATAATCAGACCTGCGCACCCTATTGTACATGCTTTCCTTTTTAAAACCGTTGAGAGTTGTTGCATATTCCGCGGAGAACATTAAAGACGATGATAGTGTTATGTAGTCTACATAGCCATAGCGCGCATTGTGCTCTTCAATACATCTTATCACCGCCGCCTTTACATCGCCGGGCATTAATTTAGCACGCGGTACATCTTTCACAACTTCGCGAAGTTGCCCTAATAGCTCATTTGTTTGCTCTATATGCACCAAACGTTGCCGATAATTGTCGAAATCGTTATAAATTACAGTAGTATTTGGCTTTTGGCATTTGGTTATATGTGAAAGTAAGCCACTACCCCCGAACAAATCGACAAATACAGCATCATCAGGATATTGCCGCAATATTTTTGTATATTCCTTTGCAAATCTGCGCTTTTGTCCTTGAAAAGGCAATGGTGCGGAATTGTATTCTTTTCTTTTCATAACATTTTATTTTTTTTCTTTATTATCGTATTTTCTTTGTATCTTTGCAAAACATCTCACCCACACATAAAATGCACCGTGCACGAATGAGGACATTTGCCTCCAGTCGTGTGCACGGTGCATTTAATTAATATATAGGTGAGATGGTATATTAATCGGCTGGGGGCTTTTTTACCCCCCTCATAAGGTTTACTCTAAAACCAATTCGCCTCTTTCAATGGCGAAATAGATATCACGTACCCCTTTGTATGCGGCAGATTGCTCTTCGATGTCAGGAATAGAATTCCAATGCCCATCTGTGAATGTCGATCCGTTGTGCCCATAATCTGCTGCGCAACTTTCATCGGCAACGTCATCATGGGTGCATTTTGCCACATGGTCATGAAAGAGCAGCACCTTGGCATTCTTCGGGTCGCTGATATCTGCCTTGTATACAACTACATGAACAAAGCCATTTATAATGACTATACCGTTCATATCTGCTTCAATTCGCTTTTGCATTACTTTAAATTTCATAATTCGTTTATTTTTATATTAAATTAGCATTTTCCCTCTTATCCAGTCGATATTATAATAACTTTCTTTTCCCGTCTGAGGATTAACCGATATTTTTACTTCAAGGGCGGCAAAGTTATTAGGGTAGACAGAGATGGTCGTACCACTTCCCCAAATATTTATATAACTGGTGGTTTGGTTGTATATAGCTATGGTTTCGCCTATTAACGTTCGAGCTATTTCAAAATCAGCATCGCCCGCAACACCGGGCAATGTTATAAATATAGTACGGTCAAAAGCCCCTTTAAACAAGGCAATGGCGCTTATCTTTCCTGCCATAAATACGTAACCAATATCGGGATCTATTTTCGCATATTTGGCGATGTTCTGTTGGGTTACTACCAGCATTTTCTTTCTGAAAGATCCGACGCCCGACATATAGCCATTGATAGGGTCGAGAACAATATCAGGATTGAAATTCGTGTTGCCATAATCTGTGCTTGGACTTCCATTTATGTCTCCGCATTGGGAAAACAGTATCCCCTTATCAAATACCCAACCGCCCAGCAATGCCTTTCCTTTGCTCACAACAAAAGGCTTTTCGCCATTGTGTTTGATTTCAAAATTGGCTGCTTCGACAGATACCGTGCCATTGGTCAGGTCGATACCAGTACGTTCAACGCTGTCCACGATGTCAGGGTCCTTCCATGCTGTTGCTTTTGTTCCTTCTTCCAGTTGTATTTCGGACAAATAAGCTTCGCCATCTCTTGTGTAACCTATAAATATCTGTACATAGTTGTATCCATCTTCCATATCGAAAGAATAGGAATATTGTTTCCAAATGCCATAGGAAGAAGGAATGTTAGGATAGCTCGTCTTCGGAGCAGTCATATCCTTAGAGCGACTTCGCTTGATTTCAATATATGGCTGTTCGCTTCCGTATATACGAGTGAACATTGACAGTGTGTAGGTACGACCGCCCAATGCCTTTATAACAGGAAACTTGCAACCGTTCCATTCGTTCTGTGGCGCACCGTGGCGCACAATGGCAAGATAAGGATTGTCAAGGTGTGCTACACTCGCATAGTTTCCTATTGTTACGTATTGAGCTCTTTGTAGTAACAATAAGTTCAAAGGACGCAGGCTCGCGCCCTTGAGCATGTTCACGCCGCCGAATGTCTGCTTGCTGACCTCCAAGCGAATTTTCTCGGCATCTTGCTCTATGGTAGACATGCGCCTTTCAAGCCCTTGTTTATCAGCTTTGTTTTGTGCTATGATGCTTTGAAATTGCTGGTCATTGGCAAGAAACTTAGCCTCGTTCCATTTCTGAGCACTCACCATGAATTCGGCAATGGCAGTGCGTGTCTGCCCCTTGTAGGTGGCAGTAACCTCCACCTTTCCGCTCCACTGGTTAGGACTAATACCGTCGAAGTGTAGTGTATTGTCGCCTACTATTCTTGCGTAGCAATTATAAGGTGTAATCTCAATGCTGCTGGGCACAACTTCCATCTTGCCAAGGTACATTCGCACCTTACCTTTGTTCTGCGCCAAATTTTCAATATTGCCTTTGTCGTTTGTTTGGAAAACAAAGGTGTTTGGCGTAACTACAAGGGTGAGGGCATCTTCCCCCTTATCACCGGGCTTCCCGTCTTTTGGTGCTCGGCTAACGGTAAATGTACGTTGTGCTATTATTTCTGCCATTATTATTACTTTTATTTATTAAAGGAGGGTAAGGGCATGTAAATGCACCCTTACCATTTTAATATAATTCCACGCAGAACGCTTGGCTTGCGCTTAATAAGTCAGAGTAGGCTATATCAAGTGAGTAGCGGGCATTCGGCGCGTCTTTTGTGCAGGCTTTATACCCACTTGTGCCCCATGTGGTATCAATTGCATTGTTAGCTGCAAAACGCCAAACACGCATATTATGCGCGCCCAATATTACGCTGTCAGTAATATAGGAAGCACCCTGACGTATTTTAAACCAGTGGAGCAAAGTGCCACCTTCGGCAACGTTATCGCCGTTGGGCTGGAAGACGTCTATTTCGTAGGGGTCGGAGCCGTCGTACAGCGTACCGATGGCAAACACCTCCTTATTTGCCGTTGCGCTGGCAGCATCGGTATCTTTTATCACGCACTTGAAGATGCCGACATTTACGACAGCCGAGGCTGGTACTGTTATTTCGTTGGTATTTATTCCGCTGATGCCATTGGCATTGGCGGTTTCGAGTTTTACCCACACGCCGTTGCGTAGCTGATACCACATGTAAGATACGTTAGAGGTGTCAATATCACCGCCACGCATAAGGTCGCAATGTATCTTCAAAGCCTTACCGGCATTGTCGAAGGTGTCGCCATCGGGCATATAAAGACTTGCAAGGATATTTGCGCCAGCATTCTCCATCTTCGTTATTTCTACTGACGCCACCACTTGCGCTGCTGCCCTTGAAACTGGGTCGGTGTAGGTCGCCTCGCAAGTTATCTTCAAGCCTGTGCAGTCGGTAAGGTTGGCTGCTAATTTTTTGGCAAGCCCAGTGCCAGCTGTTAATGTCTGTGTCGCTGCCGAGCCATCTTGCTTGAGCACACGCCAATTCAAATTGCTAAGGTACGCTGTCTGGTCTCCGGACTTCCCGCTTACCAACAGCATTGGTGTCAAGGTAAGTGCCGATGCAGCATAGTCAGGCGCAAATGTTTTGCTATCGCGTGAAAAAATCTGCGTGAGAGCCTTATCCGTCTTGAGGACGAAGGTAAGGGTCTTGCCATTCACCAACTTCTTTACTGTAAATGTTTTTTGTGCTAATACGTCTGCCATTGTTCTTTATCTTTAAAATGTTATACTTGTTAATACTTTTTTACCTGATGGGGTTAGGAATTTACATACGAAAGATGTGTCGCCCATCAAGTCGTCATACGTTACATTTATTTTATATCCATCGTTGCTATGTCTGTCTTTCCACGCGGCATCGCCCGCTTCGTATTCGCTTACGCGCTCCCATACGAAGCGCGTGGAAGGCAGCTTGCTTGTTATCTCCACGTCATTTTCCCATACATGGACTTCAAAGGTGGCTTTCCAGCTTGTCTGTCCCTCCGTATAGGCTGCGCTGCCTGCCGATGCGTAGCCTTCTATGCGTAGCCCTGTGCCGCCATCTTTGCCCTTGGCGGCGTATTGCTTCCATTTATTGGATTGCCCCGTTGGTTCATCGGTGTTATTATCGACGAGTGAAAGCCACGTGCCTCCTGCATGATACCACGCTTCATATTTGGCTGCCACCGTGCCCGGTACCCAGTCGCCACGGTACAGCACGTTGGGAATGCGCTCACCGTCAGAGCTTATCCACTCGAAGTGGCGGCTATTCATGTAAATTTTATCGCTCGACAGATGGAATATGGCGTTACCTTTATTCAGCGAAAAGTCGTGAATGCTGCGATACACTTCGATAGTTCCTCCCTCCTCTTTTGAGGTGGTAATCATCGTAACATTCATGCGGTGGCGGTACTTCGTCGGTTCTACGCCGTGGGCAATGTCCCACAACGTGTTGTGCCCACATAGCACGACGTTATCACCCGCTTTCGGCTCATCGTTGTCTACGCTTTTATCGCGGTAGGTGTCATCGTCGGTAATGATGATATATGCCTCTTCCGTTGCCGTTTTCTGCGCCACCTCAGACACGACGCGCCAGTAGTAACGGTTGCTTACATTCTCGTAAACACCAGCTCTAATGTTGAAAGTCTGGCATAGTGCTTGGTCGCCCGGCTCCCAATCGTTCGTAATAGCCTTGTCGCCATCGTCCGTGTGCAAGTAACATTTCCAGCCACCACTAACAGGCACCACCTTTTCTATAATGGCATTCGCACCCGAAAGCACAATGTTGCCGCCAATGTGCTTATACTCATCAATCTGTAGGCTGCGAAATATAGCCTTGCCAATTACCTCTAAGTAGTCAATCTGTCCGTGCGCTCGCCCTTTATCGTCAAGCCACACACCAAAGCCGTTAATGGTACGTTCAAATCCCAATGTTTGGATAGCTTTCAGCAAAGCATTGCCCTCGCCATCAATACCAGCCCCATTGTTAAAAGCAACACCCTTTATAAACGTAATCAGCTCCTGTGCCGTGTCGGGAGCGTTCTTGTTGAGAAATTCCTTAAGTGCACGCTTGGCAGAAAATACGTTGTGTTCGCCAGGTAGCGTATCGTCGCCACTGCCTATAATATCGGGAATATCATTTGCAACCTCGCCTATATAGTGCCTTACGTCGTTAATGCTGCCTTCCATTGCCGCAATCTTGCCTTTTGCCACAGCATCGCTTATTTCGATGCTTACAAGCGTCGGCAGGTCTACGCTGCGCGAAAGGCGGGTAATACGGCTCATACGATAGCCAACGGGGGCAAAATATTCTGCACTTTCAAGCCGTATGCGTCTGCCAAGAAAAAGGTCGGCATGCTGCTGCTCCACCCACACATGGTCGGTGTCAGCTTTATATACCGAGTTATCTACGAAATTTTCTTCGTTGAATTTCTTTACCGCCTCCAAGAACTCTTTTTCGGCAAGCGGGTAGTATTCGTCAGGCATACGCAAGTGCGACAATATGTATTTGTCGCCTATCTTCGGCACAAGCACGCCACCCGGCACTTGCATGGTGTCGTTAGGGAAGATGGTGATAATTTCAAATTCCTTTGCCGTATCGTCGTAGTTCACCTCAAAGTAATGCTCCTCGCTTGTGCCTTGCCCGGCAAGCTCGCTGCCCTCCTGAAAGGCAACACGCATTACGTAGCCACCTATCTTGTATTGGTTGGGGTTGAAGTTAAGTTCCTTATCTTTGAAGTAATATATGGTGAAGGGCTTACCATCTTTGCCTGTGCGCTCCTGCGAACGTACAGCCGACACCGTGCCGATGCGGCGTGGGTAAATATCGGCAAAGGCAGCTTCTTCAAAATGATGCACCACACCGTACTTATCCACGTCTTTATCGACGTACTTCTGTCCACCTGGCAATTGCAGACGGGTGTGCCCGTATTTATCACGGTCAATGTTCTTTGTGCTGCCCAATGGGAAGAGGCGCGAATAGAACTTTACGTTGTCGGCTTTATCACGCTCCAACGATATAAGCCCCTTTTGGTAGCCCAACGTTAAAGGCTCGCCATATTGTGCCTTCGATATGTTGAGAGTTGTGCCGTTTTCAAACCAAAATTCCGTTTTCGCCGCCTTGGCAAGCATATCCAAAGCATCATTACAGTAAGTTCCCTTGTAGTCTATAACAAGGTTCTCCGTCTGCTTCACTTCGCCTAACTTGAACAACTGCTTGCCAATGGCGTTGTTTATCGATGTAAGTATTATCTTTGCGTGTTCTGCAGCAGGGGCGGTAAGCGTAAAGATAGGGGTATTTTCGCCGTCGGTGTAGTTGATAACCAAAAAGCGTTTAACAAGACTTTCTATACCATACAGTGTCAGGTTGTATTCCCACTCCCTCGTACTCTTCATACGGGGTTTGAAACGTTCCATCAACCAATAGCGTTCGCCACAGAAGTCCACATAGTCGTTTACGTCCAGTTGCACGTATTCGTACAGCGTGAACGTCAGCGACAGGGTATTGTCGCCTTGCAGCTGCTTATCTTGCCTACCATTTGCCCCGTCGGCTATGCAGCGTACCGTATCTTCCTTTGTGAAAATTTCTATCATCGTTTGAACGCTATTTAAATGTCGTTTAAATACTCTTTAAAAGCTGGGCTTCGGCTCGCGGAACGTGGCATGCAGTGCTCCACAGTGTGCTTCTTCCACCCAAAGATTGGTAAGGGCATCAAAGGGCGTAAATTCCGTAAGAAAGGTGCGCATCTCAAGCCCCAATGTGGGGAACGTCCATACAAGCCACCCGTCATTGCCTGTCTTCAATGCCTGAATGAAGCGGCGATAACGCTGTAAGAATTGCGCCTTGCTGTCCGCCATAATGGCGAAATGCAGCTTTATATCGCGGGCTTCGCTTTTTGGCAGAAGTCGATCGGAGTACTTCTCGCCGTCCTCTTCGCGGAAGGCTACCGCCACGTGCGCCTTCATCTTGGCGGGTGTCAGCAGGGCTTCGAGATTCTTCTGCTCGCCCGCCTTTTCTTCCCGCAAAAACACGTGGTACTCCGTCCAAATATCCTTGCCGTTCAACAACACTTGATTTTCGAGTATATTCATTTTACTTTACTTTAATACCATCACGTGCTAACACCTTTATATCGTCGGCAATATCTTCCAAGCGTTCACAATGCTTCGTGTAACGCTCTATCCTTTCCAAGTGGCGTGTAGACGCCTGCATCTGCTTTACCGCATCTTCGAGCTTTATGTCCATCGACGCAAGATGTATCTGTGCCGACGTCATCAGCCCCTCGAGCTTCGTACCCTGCGCCTGTGTCATTGTCTCAAGGCTGCCTGCGCGCCCTTGCTGTGCCGCACCACCGAAGATGTCAATACCATACTCCTTTGCCTTTTTCTTGAAGAACTCCAACAGCGATGCAGCCTTGCCACTGTCGGCAGCCACATCAGCGGTGAGCCTGTCCAATATGCGGGCGTAAGCGGCAAAACGCTCTTCTTCCGAAAGGTGCTCATCGGTGGCGTATTTCTCCATATCCTTTTGCGCTTTCAGGAAGTACTTTTGCAACACGGCGGAATACACCATATCAGCACCTAATTTTTCGAGCATGCGCCCGACGCTCTCCACCATTGCCTTGCCTGCATCTGTACCGCTTCTAAAAGCGTCCACCAGCGCATTGGTAATTGTATTGCCCAATTCGCCGAAGATGTCCGTGAGGTAGTTGCGTATTTCCTTGAATGCTTCTTCCTGCTGCTTGGCAAGGTCAATAAGGTGTTGCAGGGCTTCCTTGCTTGCGTCGCTCATCTTCCGCGTTTTTAAAATGCTTTCGGCGAGTGATATGTTGAATTTACCGTTAGCATCGAGCAGCTTCGGATATTCGGACAGCAAGCTACTGTAAGTGTCCTTGCCTTTGCCCCAGCCAAACAGACCTGTTTTCTTGTGTCCAGTTACAACCTTTATGTCGTTGGCTTGTTTCCACGCCTTTTCAAACTCTTCGGCTGCCTGTTTCATTACATGTATGGCATTCGTTGCCTTGCCGTAGCGGTCAGTGCCGAAAGCCGTCGTACCCCGTTCGTACAGTAAGGCTTCCTGCATCAGCAGCAAGTTGTACGTCTGCTGTTGAGCGATACGCTCCTTCATGATGGCATCGAGGGCTGCCCTGTGGCGTGCGCTGGCAGAAAAAGCCTTGCCTATAATACCAATAGCTTCGCTTACAGCTGCCATGACACCGCCCACTACACCACCATTGGCAAAGCCTTTGGCAATGTTGGAAACGCCATTCATAACATCTTCCACCGTACCCATGGCTTCTGCCATGCTGTCGTTACCCATCTCCTCAAACATCTTTGACAGTCCACCGGCTATCTTTCCCACTTCGCTGGCAACTTCTGCCGATGCCTCGGCAAGGCGCTTTATCTTCTTCTCTTTGTCGCTTTTGTCGCCCTTGTTCTTGTCGTCCAACAAGTCTTTTATAGCAGCTGCCAACGCCTTGAAAGGGTTCTTTTTCAGGCTTTCTTGTTTTAGCTTTTGCCACTGATCCATGAAAGCCTTCAGGGCTTCGGGCGACTGCTGGAGTCGCTTCAGCTGTTCGGGCGTTATGCCCATTTGCGCAATGTCATTCTGTGTGATGGTACGTTTGGTATTGCCTTTTTTGTCCTTGATGACGGCTGCTCCATCGGCGGTAAGCTCACCTTTCGCCATTGCGTCCATATACGCCTTCAGGTCGGCGAGCTTGGCAATTACCTTATTTATCTGCTTTACGCTTTTTTCTGCAGGGTCTTCGAACATCTCGACGAAGATGCTTGCGCTGCTCTTCATCTCGTCCAGCTCTTTATTGTCAATATCTTTCAGCGCCTGCGTTTTGTCCTTTTCAAGCTGCACCAAGGCGGCATCTATGATATTGGCATTATCCTTGTTTCGTCGTGCCAACAGCGTTGCCAGCTCCTTCGTGTAGTTCGTCTCAACAGCCATTCGTTGGGCATTGTAGTCCTGATGCTTTGACAGTAAGGCGTCCAAGGCTTCTTCTTCCTTCTTCTTCTCTTCCTTTACCTTATCGTCATATTCTTTCTTTTCCTTTTCGGCAATGGCGGCGTATTTGTTGTTGTACATCTGTGCAGCCTGTATGCGCTGCTTGGCAGCATCGGCACTTATTTGCGCCTCCTTTTCGGCACTGACAGCCACACCGCCTTTGCGCA